CAAATCAATCAGATACAGGTTTAACTAAAGTTGCAAGAGACGCATATGCTGCAACAGCAAACAAAGCATCTAATGGAACACCCTCACAATTTTGGGTACAAAGATTTATAGATAAAGTTACATTAACTATTTATCCTTTACCAAATTCAACTGCTGCATCAAATTTTCTTAGCGTTTATTTTGTTAAAAGAATTGAAGATGCGGGAACTTATACTAACGCAACGGACACACCTTTTAGATTTGTACCTTGTATGATTGCAGGCCTTTCATATTACTTATCTATGAAGTTTGCACCACAACGAACACAGGAGATGAAGTTGTTGTACGAGGATGAATTAGCTAGAGCACTATCAGAAGATGGTTCAGCAGCTAGCACATTTATTACTCCGAAGACATACTATCCAAATATATAATGGCTAGATTTGCAAAAGGTAGTAGAGCATTAGCGATCTCTGATAGATCAGGCGCAGCATTTCCATATAGAGAAATGGTTAAAGAATGGAATGGAGCTTTTGTACATAACTCTGAATTTGAAGCTAAGCAACCACAACTACAACCACATCCTGTAGGAGCAGATCCACAAGGATTAATGAATGCAAGACCAGCAAGAGTTGAGTTTCCAGTACAAGATATTTTACCAAACAATCCTTTTACAACTACAGCCGCTAACGCTAGTGTTAGTGTTTCTTATCCCGCTAATCAAATTAACGAAGGCACAACTTTTGTAAGATTCCAAGCTGTAAAATCTCCAGTAGGAGGAGTACCTATTGTTACCGGTGCTGCAGGTCCTGCATTAGAATTATCTACAACTTTAGATACAGCTGCTACAGCTACTGACGGAACAATTACTGTACAGACAGGAACACATTTTCCTACTTCAGGTTTTATTATGATTGAAAAAATAAATGCATTAACAGGCAAATATGAAAATGAAGTTATACAATATACCGGAAGAGCTGGAGAAAATTTTACGGGTTGTACTAGAGGAACAAGCGCACCTTTTAGAGGTTTAACACCTCCGGCTACAACAGCAGGAACTCATCCTATAGGAGCTAACGTTTTTGGATGTTATCTTGCAACAGCAGTTGCAACTACTGTAGAAGTTGGTCCTACACTACCAAATGGAACACAAGCAACAGAACAACAATTTAATTCCATAACATTTTCTTTAATATCTAATGCTACAAGCACAGAAACAGGAGGCGGTTTTCAGTGTACAATTGGACCCGTAAATGATAGAGCTTAATTATGTCAGGAATTAGTTACAATACGTTAGTTACACAAATTAGAAACTACACAGAAGTAGATTCTAATGTGTTTACAACAGATGTTTTAGAAAATTTTATTTTAAATGCCCAACAAAGAATTATGATGGATTTACCTATGGATTCAGACAGATTCGTGGATCAAGGTACAATGGCAACAGATGTAAATAATATTAGAGTGCCTGCAGGATCTTTATTTGTAAGAGGTGTTGAAGTGTTTAACGCTGCAAATTCTACAGAACAAGGTACATGGTTAGAAAGACGTGATCAAACTTTTTTAAGTGAATTTGTAGGAAGATTAACAGGCCCAGAAGGATCAACTACATCAGGAGCAGATGTAACTGGAAAACCTAAGTATTACTCTATGTTTGGTGGCGCAACAGGATTATCTGATACTACTTCAGGATCTATTTATTTAGCCCCTACTCCAGACGCTAATTATGTGTTTAGAATATATTATAATAAAATGCCTGCTACTCTAGAAAACAGTAATCAAACCAATTATATTAGTTTGAATTTTCCTCAAGGTCTGTTATATGCTTGTTTAGTAGAAGCATATGGATTTTTAAAAGGTCCAACTGATATGTTGACACTATATGAAAATAAGTATAAAACCGAACTACAAAAGTTTGCAGCGATGCAAATTGGAAGAAGAAGAAGAGACGATTACACGGATGGTACAATAAGAATTCCAATCGAGTCACCGCCTCAATAAATTTAGGAGAAAATATTATGGCAATAACATCAGCAGTATGCAACACTTTTAAAACAGAAGCTTTAAGAGCAATACACAATTTTACAAATGGCGGAAATGAGTTTAAACTTGCTTTATACACAAGTTCAGCAACATTAAATAAATCAACTACGGCGTATACTTCTTCAAATGAAGTAGCTAATGGTAATGGTTACACTACTAAAGGAATTGCACTTACAAACGTAACACCGGCTTTATCTGGTGACACTGCATGTTGCGATTTTGCAGATGTATCTTTTACTTCAGCATCATTCACAGCTAACGGTTGTTTAATTTTTAATGAAACAGCATCGGGAGATCCATCAGTTTGTGCAATTGCATTTGGTGGAGACAAAACTGTATCAAGCGGAACTTTTACAATTCAATTTCCAACAGCAGACGCATCTAACGCAATCCTTCGTATAGCATAGGGAGTAACTCCTTATGTCGGTAACCCGAACTTTCACAGTAACGGTAGGTAACCCGGGTGCCGGTAATAGATATTATCTAGACGGGGTCTTACAAGCTACAATAAATATTGCTGAGAATGGAACGTATAGGTTTGATCAATCTGATGGTTCTAATAATGGTCACCCATTAAAATTTTCTACAACAAGTAACGGAACACATAGCGGTGGTTCTGAATATACAACCGGTGTAACTTATAATGGCACACCAGGTCAAGCTGGGGCTTACACACAAATTGTAGTAGCAGTTAGTGCACCCACTCTTTATTATTATTGTCAGTATCACTCTGGTATGGGTGGTCAGGCAAATACTGTTGACGATGACACTTATGGAATGTGGGCATGGGGCACTAATGAATGGGGTGATCAAGGGCCCATAGTATTTACTCCAACTGGGGTAGCTGCTACTTCAAGTGTAGGAAGTGTTGTAGCTGCACAAACTGTCACTGCTGCATTAACAGGAGTACAATCAACTTCTTCAGTAGGATCTCCAACTCTTAATTTATTAACTCTTGCAGCTTTAACTGGAGTTAGTGCAACATCTGCTGTTGGTGCGATAGAGGCAGAAAACGCAGAAGGTTGGGGTAGACAAGAATTTGGAAACTCTGGTTGGGGTGTTGATTTTGCTGTTAAAATTGGAACAACTGGTGCTGCGCCTTCGGGATTAACAAGTTCATTAGGAACGCCTGTAGCTGAAGAATTTTTAGATGTTCCTATAACTGCTCCTTCAAATCAAGGTGTATCTGCTGTTGGATCTATAACTACAAATGAACTATTAACAGTACCGTTAACAGGGTTACAATCAACTTCTGAACTAGGAAGTTTTGATAATGCGGGTACTTTAGTTGGTTGGGGAAGAAACGGTTGGGGTGAGGAACCTTATGGAGATTCGTTTAATAAATTAGTTCAACCAGCTGGGCTTAGTTCAACATCAAGTGTTGGAGCTATTGCTCCTGACGGACTGACACTTGGAATAACGGCTCCTTCTGCTGCAACATCTAGTGTAGGTTCTCTTTCTTTAGAATTTGCATATGTGCCTACCGGTCAATCTGCAACATCAAGTGTGGGTCAACTTTTAATAGGACTAGGAGTTACATTAACAGGAGTTTCTGCAACATCAAGTGTTGGAGCTATTGCTCCGGCAGATGTAATGGGATTAACTGGATTATTAACAACATCTTCTGTTGGATCTTTACAAATTGATAATACAGAATTAGTTGAACCAACTGGTCAATCTGCAACATCTTCTGTTGGATCTTTAATTACTGAAATAGGAGTTCCATTGACAGGACTATCAACAACATCTAGTGTAGGTACAATTTTACCTGATGATGTAGTTGGATTAACAGGAGTTTCTGTCACGGCTAGTATTTCTCCTATTGGGGTAGCTCCATTAGGTTATGAAACGATAACAGCTACACAAACAGCAAATTATACAAGTGTTAATGCGGGTACTTAATTTAATATGTTATTGACATTAAGTATAAAATAAATTAAAAAAAATTAAGATAATTAGGAGTACAAAATTATGGCATCAACTTTTACAAACCTTGGTATAGAACTAATGGCAACTGGCGAAAACGCTGGTACTTGGGGAACAAAAACAAACGCTAACTTAAACCTTGCAGAACAATTGCTTGGTGGATTTAAAATTCAAACTTTAAACGCAGCAGGTTCAGGAGCTAACACTACAGCACTAGCTATAGCTGATGGAGCTTTAACAGGCGCTGCTCAAAACAAAGTCATTATTCTTGGTGCAGTTTCACCAGAAGCTATTACAGGAAACAAAATTGTAACCGTACCCCTTCTTACAGAAACTTTCTACATTATAAAAAACAGCACTTCAGGTGCTTACACAGTACAATTAAAAGCTGTATCTGGTTCAGGTGCAACAGTTACTTGGTCAGCTACTGATAAAGGTTATAAAATTGTTTACATTGATGGTGTTGCAACAAACACTGGTGTTTATGATACAGGGTTTTCAACTACAGAGGGTGATGTAACTCTTACTGGAACACAAACTTTAACAAATAAAACTTTAACTAGTCCTGTAATAAATTCAGCTACATCTACAAGTCCAAAAATTGTAACTTCAATTTTAGACACTAATGGAAATGAATTATTTTTATTAACAGCTACAGGTTCAGCAGTTAATGAATTTACATTAGCAAACGCGGCTACAGGTGGAGGACCTACTCTTTCATCTACTGGTGGCGATAGTAACATTGATATTAACATAACACCAAAAGGAACAGGAGATGTAATTCTTGCAGCAGACTCAGTATCAGTTGGAGATTCTGGAGCAGCGGCTACCCTTCGTTCAAATGGAGCAGGTACTCTTACTGTCACAACAGGTGGAGCCAGTGATTTAATTTTAAGTACAAATGGTGGTACTAACTCAGGTAATATTACAATAGTAGACGCAGCTAATAGTGATATGAGTGCATCGCCTAATGGCTATGGAAGATTTATTATTAATGGTCAAGGCGCAGTGCAAAGTCTTGCAGAAAAAATTACAGTAGAAGCTACGGCAGCTACTGGTACAAAAACATTCGATGTATTAACACAAGCTCTTTTATACTACACTTCAAATGCTTCAGCTAACTATACTCTAAATGTTAGAGGAGATGGTTCTACAGCTTTAAACACAATTATGGATACTGGTGAATCTGTTACAATAGCTCACATGGTGACCCAAGGTGGCACTGCTTATTACAACAATGTATTTCAAGTTGATGGTAGTTCTATTACGCCAGAATGGCAAGGCGGAGAAGCACCTACAGAAGGCAATGTTAACTCTATAGATGTTTATACATACACTATTATTAAAACAGCAAATGCTACTTTTAAAGTATTAGGGGCACAAACACAGTTCGCATAGGGGATATATGGTAATTAGAGCAACAAGAGGTGGAGGATCTTTCCCGAGCTTAATTGGTGGCGGTGGCCCTCCTTTCATGGAAGCCACTGGAGGAAGTATATCTACTTCTGGAGATTATAAAGTACACACATTTAATTCAGGTGGAAGTTTCGTTGTTCAAAGTTTAGGTACAGATGGAACTTATGGAAAAGCAATTAATATCGTAGCAATCGGAGGCGGCGGTGGCGGTGGTTCACAACACGGCGGCGGTGGCGGTGGCGGCGGTATGGTCGACATGACTAATAATTTATTAACAGTAGAAGCTACTAACTATTCAGTTAACGTCGGTAGCGGAGGTAGCGCCGGTAATAGTCAAGCAACTGGTTCAAATGGTGGAGATAGCGCACTAGGATCACTTGCCACTGGAAAAGGTGGCGGCGGTGGATCTGGTTGGGCAAACTCACCTAATCCAGGTGGATCTGGTGGTGGATCTGGTGGCGGAGGAGCTACTAGACCAGCTTACCCCAATAGTCAAGGAACTCAACCCAGTCAACCGGGAGCTTCAGGAACATATGGACACGGAACAGGTGGTGGAACAGGAAGTAATCCTCACCAAGGTGCAGGTGGTGGTGGAGCT